TTAACAAACACGAATGTTGCCTTGAATTTGCCATCGGATAACTCAGGTAATTCTGGAGAGAGAATGTCCAAAACCAACAACGTTGCCATGAATTCACGCAGTAAGGGAAGAAGTGGATTAATGCCTAGTCAAATATCGGTGAGAAATGAAGAACCAACATATAATGAATTGATTGCTGCTTCTACTAGGATGATATAAACAAAAAACCCCGCACTAGGCGGGGTCTAAACGGTCAGGGAATCGTTTTAATCTTCTGCTAACTTGGCAAAGTATTCCATATCATCAACATCAGTATCTGCAATATCAATTGCTGGAACTGGCTTGTTAAGTACAGACCTTGCTTGTTCAACTGTGGTACGTGCTCGAGGAGCATCACCTTCATCACTAGCATTCAAACCAAGTACTTTATCCAAACGTGATTTTAAAGTATCATATGACTTGAATTCTTTGTCAGCCGTCAACTCAGTCAATGAGTATTGTGACTTCCAAATTTTCTCCATCTGTTCATCGTTATCCAACAATACAGATGATGACATAAATTCGGATTTGTCGTAGTTCTGATAACCAGCAACCTTAGTGATACGCAACTTGAAGTTGGCACCTTTCCACAAATCAAACGGATTGATTGGTGTTTCATCTTCAAAGGCCGGATTCATCGCACCAGTAATCTTCTCAAAAATCTTGGCACCGAACTTGAACAATTTAACTTGTCCTTCATTCTCTGGATGCTTAGGATCAGATACGATATACACGTTACAAATGTAATTCAGTTTACGTTTTTGTTTACGTACAATGTCCTTGTTTGCTTCAATGCCTGAGTTCCACAATTTGCTGTTGTGTTCACATACAGGACATTGTTGGTTTTTAGTTGTCAAACAGTTGTCAATAAGCCAACCACCTGGTCCCTGAAAACCATGGCCAAAGATTTTGGCCCAAGGAAGACCATCTTCACCATCAACTGCTGCTGCGGGGAGAAAACGGATTGTAGCCATGCCGTTGCCGGCTTTGTCTACTTCTGGTCGCCAATAATTTTCTTTATCGGACTTACCTTCTGTGGAGGCGTTGAGCTCTGCCACTTTTGATTTCAATTTGTCCAGATTGCCTGAACTCTTTTTAAGATTTGAAAAATCTACCATGATTTACCTTTCTAGTATTAACGGAATATAAACGGATTGTCCACATGATGCATTATATAATATTATTTAGGCCTCGTCAAGTATAAACTTCAACTGGACCAAGGTGTCAGCAACATTCTTGTGTAAGATTGCCACACCACCTGCAGCACGCCAATCATCAATAATACTTTCGGTATCGTCAATGATTAACGTATCTATTCTTGCATATCTTTTCTTTAGTTCCTTACCTGGAACGAAGTTACGTTGGAAGTCAATTCCTTGCGTTTCCAACCATTCAATCTTTTGTTTAGAGATTGCTTCATGCCTGTCAGTACTAGCCGTGGAGGATAGAATCTGAGTGGGTGGCAATGCATTCCGCAGTGCCCGAACTAAGTCCATTGCATCAGGTATCAAATCCAGTGTTGTAAAGTTGTTACCTTCAATGAATTTATTAAAGAAACCACCAAACTCTTTGTTGTTTCTGGTTTGTTGTGGTGTTACACCATACAATTCCAGATATCTCTTTTCAAAATCTGCAATAACGCCATCCATATCCAAATAGATGCAATTAATTTTAGGCATGTTCTCTCAAACTTTCTTTTAAAATAGTCTTAAACTTATCTTTATCGTAAACAAGAAACGGTGTGTACTTTTCAATTTTTCTTTTCCATGTAGGCCAGATAACATCATCTGTTATCTTTTTGTTCCACATAGGTAAGAAATTCATAATGTCATTAAGTATACACACCGTCTCAATGTTAATGTTGCCATAAGTCATCTCTCTCAACAACAATGGATATTGTCCATCTACAACTACCAACATTTCGTTAGGTGATTGTGTTGCTGCGAATAGACCCATTATATCTTGTTCGAACCTATAAGTCAAGCTCTGGTTTCTTTTTTGCCATTTTTTGTAATTTTCTTCACCTTCAATGCCAGATATGTCACCAATCCAATTTACGTTGGTTTCCAAAAAGTTGGCAATATAGAAGTACTTCAATTCATCTACGTTATATTTTCTGGAAAGCTTGTAAAAGGAATACTTGGCTTTGTTATTTGCAAAGTTGTCCTTTGATACGTTGGTTTTTCCGTTATAGCGAAAAAAATCGTAAGAATCAGAAGTAAAATGAAGTTTAATGCTTTGGTAGATGGCATACGCTTCAAATCCTGTCGTTTCGGTCATAGGGGCAATTGAGAACTTCTTTTCAGTAGATTTAGGTCTTGGGCTTCTTCTCTGATTTTGGCTTTCAGAGCACTGGAGACTAATGTTGATGCAACATCGACCTCCATACCCGTCTGTTCACAATGATGGATGATTGCATCCATGTGTGTAGTACCAAGAGTATATGATAGTTTGGTTATCAAGTCACTAAATTCACTAATCTCATTCTTTGTAGGCATCAGGATCTCGTATAAAATAAATGGTTACCAATCTTTGCAACATACTTCAATTTCCAACCTGGATTTACCGAGGTGTTATGGTAGTACATTGATTTCGTTCTGTAGATTGTATCATGTAACTTTGCTTGTGTCAAGGCCTTTTTGGCGACAATCAGGCATTCTTCCCATGCATATTTGTTTCTGACTTCGCTTACCTTTTCACCAACCCAACTGAATTGATATGTGCTACCAGTTTTTTGGTATACCACATCACATACGTTGGATGGAAATAGAGAACTGTTTGCACGATTCATGGTAACTTGTGCTACTGCCAATTTACCTTCAAAAGATTCACTTGCAGCTTCATAATATATGTTTTTGGCCATGCAAAGAACTTGCTTGCCGAGGTCTTGTGCAACGATTTGTTCAAACGCAAAGGTTTGTTGTTGTGATGATATAGGAAAAACAATTAACAATGATACTAAAACAGATGATAAGAATTTACTCATCTTTACTCCTTGTGTGTGTTAAAAGGGGGAAACCCCCTTTAACCCTCAGGTAGTTTTTCTGGTGACCTTGACTTCAGGTACCGAAATATTAGACACGAAACCATTTAAGGTATGAGCCTTGTTGATAATGTCTTGTTCTGAGGGGATAGTTGGCAGTGCCGGATGTTCAGGTGGTGTTTCACCCTTAGACTTTGCCGATTCGCATTGCATGTGCCAGCCTTGAGATATGCGGTCACGTTCTGCGTTGTAAGAATCATATAACATGTCTCTGGCCATTTTTAATAGTTCAAGACGGATTTCAAAAGGTGTCATGTTTGACATAGTTTTCTCCTGTGATGTGTAAGTGTAGCGGTGGTTTTTTGAATGGGCCCCACCGAACCCATATACTTATTTATCCAATTAGAAACTACGTGTGTACTGTAAACGCCACGCATCTTTTTCTTCATCACCCCAAGTGCGGCTCCAACGAACTGCAACTGCATCTTGTTTGGTGAGTGCATAACCAACTGCAACGTGAGCACGTTGTGTGGTGTAGCTGTTTGATGTATCAAATGCATCACGATAACGAGCACCAACATCACCAGTTAAGCCAGCGCCTAGAGGAATTTTAACTCCTGCATCAATAGCGTAATGACTAAAGTGTGTAGAACTAGATACTTTTTCACCTAAACGACCACCAAGATAGAACATATCAAATGTTCTCTTAATGCGAACTTCCATGCCTTGGGAAATAGAACCACTACCAAATTCTGTTTGGCTGTTTTCCATTTTAAGACTGTAATCCATTGCACCATCTTTCATACCGACAACCAAACCTTCTTTGATGTTGTCTACATTTGTTGCACGATTAGTTTCATTAGAATATTCTAATGATGTATAACCGCCGGCTTGTGCCAAACTGAATGCTGCTGCGAGAACTGTTGCTAATACTACTTTTTTCAATTGTAACTCCTAGTTGTTGAACAAAATAGTGGGTTTCTTATAGAGTAAACCCACCAAAACTCTTTTAACGATTAGCGATGTACATAGTGATTTCAAAACCAAAACGCATATCACTTGCTGCAGGTGTAGACCATTTCATATTAGTTCTCCTATAATGTCACAACGAAATGTTGCAACTGGATTATATATGGAAAAGGTATGAAATGTCAAGCAGAGATAATCATGAATATGTAGTAGTTTAATTCTGTTACGAGGATAAACTACCAAAAACCCTAAGCAGTG